TTCAATCATATTGGTTTTGAATAAAAATTATTAATGAATGGCTGTAAAAAAACCAAAAAAAAAGGCTAAACCTATAAGGAAAACGACTGGAAAGGGCGGTAATTACCGCCCTACCAGTAAAGGTGCTGGCATGACAAAAAAGGGCGTAGCTGCTTATCGTAAAGCTAATCCCGGCTCTAAGTTAAAAACTGCTGTAACAGGCAAAGTAAAAAAAGGTAGCAAAGCTGCGAAAAGGCGTAAGTCTTATTGTGCAAGATCGCTTGGACAATTAAAGCGAAGCTCTGCTAAAACAAGAAACAATCCTAATTCAAGAATTAGGCAAGCAAGAAGAAGGTGGAAGTGCTAATGGCAACAGGAAGATCACAAATACCAAAGAGCGTAGCAAACCCAAGTTTATATAGAAAAGCTAAAAGCAAGGCTAAAGCTAAGTTTGATGTTTACCCGTCAGCTTATGCAAATGCTTACATGGTTAAAGAATATAAAAAAATGGGTGGTAAGTACAAAGGTAAAAAGAAAGCCACAGGTGGAGCAATAAGGTTGAACCAAGGTGGTACAGTCATGGTACAGGGCAGAGGCTGTGGTGCTATGATGAACGACAAACGTAAGAAAACTAAAATACCAAGAAGTTAGTATGAGTTTGACGAAGTGGTTTAAAGAAGACTGGGTTGATATAGGTTCACCAAAAAAAGGTGGTGGCTACAAAAAATGTGGTAGGTCTAAAACCAAAGGTTCTAAGCGTGGTTATCCTAAGTGTGTACCAGCCTCTAAAGCTGCAAGCATGAGCAAAAAACAAATTTCTTCTGCTGTAAGACGCAAAAGAGCAAAAAAACAAGGTGTTGGTGGTAAGCCAACTAATGTTTCTACATTCGCCTCTAGAGGTGGTAAGATAAGAAAATCAAGATCAGGCAACATGGGATTGTTTGGCAGAAGATAGGAGTTATTATGAAAGGTACTAAAGGTATGAAAAAAGGTGGCATGGCTAAACGCAAAGGCACTAAATACATGGCTAAAGGTGGTTCTACCAAAGGTAAAGGTAAAGGCACTAAGTATATGGCTAAAGGTGGTGCTGCTAAAGGAAAAGGCAAAGGCACTAAATACATGGCTAAAGGTGGTATGGCTAAAGGCAAAGGCACTAAGTATATGTCCAAAGGTGGACCTGTTAAGAGAAGAGGCGTAGCTAGAGGCATGGGTGCAGCTATCAGAGGTGGCGACTATACGATTTAACTAAATTATAAGGATTAAATATTGTGGCGTATTTAATATCAAACATACCGCAGTTTAAATGTTGGGTAAGAAAGGAATTTACAGCAAACCATAGTGATTATCATGGTGAGTATTTACACGCTTTGGCTATAGCTGTTAATACACTACCAGACAGATCATTGTCTTTTCAGGTGGTTTTTACAGGTTGCGAGATAGATGACATGGAAGATGCACCTAATGTGCATGGTGGTGCTATGTGGGCTAGGATGCCCATACAGGCACTTGTTGCTGACATACCACTAGATGAACCTCCTGAACCAATGGAAGATCACTTAGCACAACCTTGGGATTGCTTGAGTCATCACCATTCTGTGGTTATTATGGACAGGGTAAGCTCATCTCCATGGATATGTAAGATAGGAGGAGAGTTTGTAACAGGAAAGTATATGTTTACAGTTGACTACACAGATAATTCTATAGCTGATGACCCAGCTCAACATAAACAGTCACATGTGTTATATTTAACAGATGCTGGAGAGTGGACAGGTAATTTTGTAGCTTTACCTAACAACAGAGTAAGAGCAACAAACCCAGCCCTGTGGCGAGTTGGTGAAGGTGCTCCTGACTTTATGCCTTCTCAATGGACACATTCAGCTGAACAACATGAAAGTTACATGGACCCAAACATAACTTTTAATAATTTATATAGTGAGGAAGATTAAGATGGTTGATTTGACAGTAGCACAAAAAAGAAAGTTGGTTAAAGAGCTCCGAGGTGCATCAAAGTTACACGCAAAGCAAGCTGACCAAATAGAAAAGTCACTAAAAAAATCTAAGAAAAAATAATGGCAACAAGTAGCAGTAAGAATTTTGAGCCTGATGTAGCTGAATACATTGAAGAAGCTTTTGAAAGATGTGGCATAGAACTACGCACTGGCTATGACCTAAAAAGTGCTACCAGAAGTTTAAATATTATGTTGGCTGAGTGGGCTAACAGAGGCTTAAACCAATGGACTGTAACAGAAAAGACAGTAGCTATGGTGGCTTCAACATCTACTTACAACATTGACAGCACTAACTCTACAGCTCCTATAGATGTACTAGACGTATTTATTAGAGAAACATCTGGTTCTGAAACAACTGACATACCTTTAAGCAGATTAAGTAGAGCTGAGTATTCACATGTAACTAACAAATCAACCACTGGTAAGCCTAATCAGTATTTTGTTGACAAACAGTTGTCTCCTACAGTCACAGTATATCCAGTACCTGACTTATCAAGCACCTACACTTTGCACATGAATGTATTGACTAGAATGGATGATGCTGACTCAGCGACTAACACGATGGATTTACCATTTAGGTTTTACCCATGTTTGACAGCTGGTTTGGCTTATTATATGTCTATGAAAAGAGCACCACAACTTACAGGTCAGTTGAAAGCTATCTACGAAGAGGAATTTAACAGGGCACTGTCACAAGACGAAGAAAGAAGTTCATTTCATATTTCACCTAATTTAAGAAGTTATAACAACGCATAATGGCTTTCGCATCAAACAAAAACGCCTATGGAATCTGTGATTTAACAGGTTTTAGGTACAAGCATAAAGATTTGCGAAAAACTTGGGATGGTTTGCTAGTTGGTAAAGATCAGTGGGATGCAAAACACCCACAACTCATGCCAAAACCTTCACCTACTGACCCAGAAGCCATTAGAGATGCAAGAGTTGAAAGCAGTGACACTAACAATTTTTTTACACTTTATACTAATGTTGGAGATGGGAAATTAGGCACTAGCCTAACCTCTTTTGAATTGACAGCAAGCATAGGAACAGTCACAGTAACCACATGAGTTTTACACTAGCTACACTTAAAACAGCAGTTCAAGACTACTTACAAGTCTCTGAAACTACTTTCACAACGCAACTGCCTAGATTTATACAAGAAGCAGAAGATCGTATATTTAATATGGTTCAACTGCCTTTTCAAAGAAAGAATGTAACAGGCACTTTAACAGTTAGTAATAGGTTTTTGGCTACACCAACAGATTTTTATGCACCTTTTAGTTTGGCAATTACTAGCAGTAGTACATACGATTACTTAGATTTTAAACATGCTTCTTTTATTAAGGAGTATGCACCTTCTTCATCTGCTACAGGGCAACCTAAGTATTATTCACAGTTTGATGATACTTCTTTTGAACTTGCTCCAGTTCCAGACTCAGCATATACTATTGAATTACATTATTTGTATAAACCAGCCTCGTTAACGAGTGGTAGTGACAGCGGTACAACAGTGTTAAGTTCTGATTATCCAGATGCTCTGTTGTATGGAAGTTTAGTAGAAGGAGCTATCTTTCTGAAAGAACCCCCTGATGTCATTGGTCTGTTTGAGGCTAGATTTAAGGAGGCAGTTGGCAGAATGAAAACTCTATCAGAAGGTCGTGGCACACGAGATGAATATAGATATGATCAGTTACGCACTGGCGTATCTTAATGCAACCCATTGAATCGTTAGAAGGCAAACGCATTGCCATAGTAGGACTTGGTATATCGCAAGTAGATTTTGCTGTAGGCATAGAAAATGGCAAAACTTGGGATGAAGTCTGGACTATCAATTCAGCAGCTGCTGTTTATAAAACAGACAGAATGTTTATGTTAGACCCAGCCAGTCGATTTTTTGACAGCGATGATGCTGGCAAACAGACTGGTGCGTTGACTAGAATACTGCCAACCGCTGACTATCCTATTTATACCTGTGAATTAGATGAAAGAGTGCCTAGTGCTGTGGTTTATCCTATAGAAGCTGTTTGTAACGCTACTCGTTGTGCTTACTTAAACAACACAGTAGCCTACGCTATTGCTTTTGCTTTGTTCAATAAAGTAGGTGCTATTGACCTGTATGGCATAGATTTTTCATATAAAGAAAATATGCACTTTGCAGAAGCTGGAAGGGCTTGTGTTGAGTTTTGGATATGCAAGTGCATGGAAGCAGATATAATAGTAGGTATTAGTTCACGATCTACTGTCTTAGATTCTAATGTAGTAGCCACTGATAGACTGTATGGTTTTCATAGACTAGACAAGCCTTTAGTAGCAATACCACATGAGGGCAGATGGATAATAGAACCATTTGAAGATATTGATAAAAAATTAGCAGAGCATGGTTTGGTTTTACACAAAGATGAAGAGCCACCAGAACCATACAAAGGATGACAGATAGTTTTATAAAATTAGGAAAAGTTGGTGTTCATACCACACAAAACAAAGGACATGACCCTGAGTTTTGGGCAGAGCAAGCAACTAAGAAAATATGCGAAATATCTATGGATGCACCAGAGCATGTAAAACAACAGGCTATGGCTTTCCAAAATCAAGTTTATACTGTAATCTTATATACTATTAAGAACGCAATAAATTCTAAAAACGTGACATATGTGAATTTATTAAGGCAACAAGGTCATGAAGACATGGCTAATATAATTAAGGAGCTTTAAGAAATGGCAATAACATCAGCAATATGCACAAGTTTTAAACAAGAAATCCTTGTAGAAGGACACAATTTAACCAATGGAGCTGACTCAATAAAGTTGGCTTTATATACTTCATCAGCAACTATGGGTGCTGGCACAACAGCCTATGCAACCACTAATGAGGTAACAGGTACAAATTACACAGCAGCTGGAGCAGCGTTGACCAACGTGACACCAACAACTTCAGGCACTACAGCTATAGTAGATTTTGCAGACTTAACATTTGGCACAGCTACAGTTACTGCTAGAGGTTGTTTAATTTACAACAGCACAAATGGTAACAAAGCTTTAGCTACTATTGACTTTGGAGGAGACAAGACAAGCACAGCTGGAGACTTTACAGTCGTATTTCCAGCAGCTAGTGCGACTGCTGCCATTATCAGAATAGCTTAATTTTTTTTTTGAAATGGTAGAGTCAAAAAATGCCACTCACAAAATTTAATTTTAAGCCGGGAATCAACAAAGAAGAAACTGACTATTCTAATGAAAATGGTTGGGTCGATGGCAATTTAGTACGTTTTAGAAAAGGTGGTGTTGAAAAAATAGGTGGTTGGGAAAAGAAAAGTTCTAATACCTTTTTTGATACAGCTAGAGCCCTTCACAGTTGGATTTCTTTGGGAGGTCAGCGTTACTTAGGCTTTGGTACTACATCTAAATACTACATAGACAATGGTGGCAATTACAACGACATCACACCTGTACGAGCCACTACTACTAATGGTATTACATTTTCAGCTACTAATGGTTCATCTACAATCACAGCTACTGATTCGAGTCATGGTGCTGTTGTAGGTGACTTTGTAACCATATCAGGAGCAGTTTCTTTGGGTGGTAACATCACAGCTGCTGTTCTCAACCAAGAATACAAAATTACAGGCGTTGCTAATGCAAACACTTACACTTTCACTGCTGTAGATACAAGTGGCACTACTGTCACAGCAAATAGCAGTGACAGTGGTAATGGTGGTTCTGGTGTTGATGGTGTTTACCAAATTAACTCAGGATTAGACGTTTTTGTGCAATCTGCTGGTTGGGGTTCTGGCACTTGGGGTGCTAGTACATTTGGTTCGACCAGTGCTTTGTCTGCTTCTGGTCAGTTAAGATTATGGACACACGATAACTTTGGTGAAGATTTAATTATAAATCCTAGAGGTGGCAGTATATACAGATGGGTTGAAAACGATGGTTTATCAACAAGAGCTGTTAGCCTGTCAGGTACAACAGGAGCTAATTTAGTGCCAACTGTAGGTTTACAAGTCATTACCTCAGAGACAGACAGACATTTGATAGTATTGGGTGCTGACCCAATAAGCAGTGGTGCAAGAACAGGTGCTGTTGACCCTATGTTAATAGCATTTAGTGACTCTGAAAATGCTCTAGAGTTTGAGCCACTTAACACCAACAGTGCTGGAGATGTTAGATTATCCAGTGGTTCACTTATAGTGGGTGGTCTTAAATCAAGACAAGAAGTATTGGTGTGGACAGATACCAGTTTGTATAGCATGTCATTTATAGGACCTCCTCTTACTTTTGCAGTGAACTTAATCAATGAAGGTGCTGGATTGATAGGACCTAAAGCTGCTACTAATGCACCTAATGGTGTATTCTTCATGTCTAAAAACGCTTTTTACTTTTACAATGGTTCTGTACAGAAACTACCTTGTTCAGTGCAAGACTATGTTTTCTCTGATCTTGATGTGTCTCAAGCATATAAATGCCACGTTGCTACCAATACAGAATTTTCTGAGATATGGTTTTTCTATCCTTCACTAGCAGATGGCACAGGTGAAATTTCTCGTTATGTCATCTATAACTATGAAGAAAATTCTTGGAGTATTGGTTCCTTGGTCAGATACGCTTGGCTAGATGCTGGCATAGAAAACAAACCAATAGCATCAGGCACAAGCTCCTCTGCTAGTTGTTTGTTCTTACATGAAACAGGATTTAACGATGATGACAGTGCTATGGATAATGTCTTTATAGAATCAGCAGATATAGATATAGCTGATGGTGAGAACTTTGCTTTTGTTAAAAAGGTGATACCAGACATTAAGTTTGACAGTCAGACAGGCACAGCCCCATCACCAGCCATGAACATAGTGGTTAAAAGCAGAAACTTCAATGGTGAAAGCCTTACTACAGACTCGACCACACAAGTCACTAGCACATCTACTTTTTCTAGTTTGAGAACACGAAGTAGGCAGTTGGTACTTAGATTTGAGTCAGATGATGACAATACTGCTAGTCGTAAAAACTACAGGTGGAGGCTTGGAGCAACACGTTTAGACGTACAAAGTTCAGGTCGTAGATAATGGGCAAATTATTAGAAACCAGATTGCCTATAGCACAAGGTGACATGGTTTCAATCGAAACATTTAATCGTTTGGTTCGTGTATTGGAATTAAACTTGAGTGCACACGACCCAGAAAGGATTAAGCATTTCACAAACACAGAGACTTCTGAATTGCAATTTGCTACAGGGCAGATTATATTTAACTCTACAGTAGAGGTTCATCAGGCTTTTGATGGCAATGAGTTCAGAAATCTTTATGAACATAGGACATACGTTACTGGTGTTAGTGCTACAATGAGTGTCGGTGCAGTAACTGTTACAATAGGTTAAGAATATGGCTATAAGCGAAGAACTACAAAGAAGAATAAGCAGTCTGACAGGTGAAATGACTCCTAATGCTGGTATGACTGATGTACAGGGAGCTGGTCAAATGTCTGACCAAGACATGAACATGATGATAGCCCAACAAGGTGCTAGACAAGGTATTAGCCCTGTAGAGCAAAGAGCTATGGCTTTTGCTTCTTACTTAGACACAACAGACAGAACCGCACCTGAAGAAGTGATTAATAACTATGCCATAGGTAACATATCTTTTGATGATGCTATACAGCTATCACAGCCCATACAAGTCATAGACGAAGTTACAGCTACAGGACAGATGGAAGATATGTCTCCTACAAGAGGAGCTGTGGGTAGTGGCATGCTTACCCCTTTAGATAGAGCAAAAGTTAGTGTTATGCAACCAATGACAGATATGGGCATATACGAACCCAGTGCATCAGATACAAAATTGATGGAGCTACAAAAAGCTTTACAAGAACTAGAAGCACGAAGGCAGATGACCAATGACCCAGAAGAGAAAGAGTTATTGAGTAGAATGATAGAAAATACAACTACTAAGGCACTTGCACCTCAAGCTGATTTGGTTGACCAACTATCACAAGGAGCTGGTGAAGATGACATGATGGCACATGTCAGGTCAGGAGACATCAATGTTTCTAGGGAGATGTTAGAAAACAACCCTCAGCTCGAAGATATGATAGAACAAGCTGCTCTTGAAGTAGGGATTGACCCAGAATCAATGGTATATGGCACAGGTATCGCTAGTCTTAACGAAGTCACTGGTGCTGAACAACATGGTTTTATAAAGAAAATAGCTAAAGGCATAAAAAAAGTAGCTAAAGTAATAGCCCCAGTCGCAGCTATAGTGCCCGGTCCTTGGCAAGCACCAGCTATCGCTTACAACAGAGGTAGAGCTGTAGTAAACATTGCAAAAGGTGAAGGTGGCATTGGCGACCTTATGACAGCAGCTGGTGGTTTTGGTGGTGATAGTAAGATAGGTCAATTTTTTGGTAGAACACCGGGCATAAACCCAAGTGCTGCTACTACAGCTGGTGGTGGTATCTCTGATTTATTAGGTAGAGCAAAAGAATTTATATTGCCCGGTGCTGATAAAAAAGGATTATTTAAAAATATAGCTGGTGGTATAGGTAAATTGCTTGGTGGTGGCGGTTTACCACAACCAGTGCAAGGTGAGGGTGGTGAGTTAATTTATCAAGATGCAGAAGGTAATGTAATTACACAACAAGAATATGAACAGTTGGCAAGCCAACAAGGTAGATTCTTTGGTAGAAAAACACCACAATTAATTAAAAGTGTTGGTGATGCCTTTGGATTTGGTGGTGCTAGTGGTCTTAGAGATGTCTATGGTGGGGATGTTATGACTGATTCGGAAGGCAACCCAATTATTGACCCAACCACTGGTCAACCTATGAGAAGTGGTTTCATGAGAAACGCACAAGGTGGTCTAAGTGGCATGGGTATGTTGGGCATAGGTGCTTTGGCTACTGGTTTGGGCAAGTTAGCATATGAAGACACCAAGAAAGACAAAGGTGTACAACTAACACCATTGACTACCATGAACGCAGCTGGTCGATATAACTTAGAAGCTGAGATCGCTAGGAGAATGGGTCAAAGAGCACCTAATCCTACTGAGTTTGGTTTGTTACCAGCTAACACAATGCCACAACTTAGTGGTGGCAGAGAACAAGTTATGGCAGCAGCTAAAGGTGGAGAAGTGCAATATCCCAACAAAGGTTTGGAATCACTCGCAAAAGTAGCTCCAGATGTAGTCAAAAGAATGGGTTACAACATGGGTGGTTATGTTATGCCAATGGCTTACGCTGAAGGTGGAAATGTAGCTATAGAAGACTTTGAGAGAATGAATGGTCAGATTAATGGCGAAGGTACAGAAACCAGTGACGATGTACCAGCAATGTTATCAGATGGCGAGTTTGTCATGACAGGACAGGCTGTAAGAGGTGCTGGTTCTTACGACATGAAAAACGATAGTGGCATAATAACTCTAAGCCCTACAGGTGCTCCTAGTAGAGATGGAGGCACAGATTTAATGTATCAACTTATGGAGGCTTTTAGCAGTCAAGCAAGACCAGCTTAAAGAAGTAATATGAAATTTAACACTAGAACCGAAGCTGGTAGAAAAGCTCAAGCAGAATATTTAGCAAATCCTTTGGGGTATCGTGGTTCTTTAGCTGGGATGAAAATACCTGATTTGTTTAATTTGGATAATACAGTTACTTTATCCAATCTACCCACTTTGCCTACTGGTCCTTTACCTGTAATAGAACCATTTGAACCAGAGTTGCCGACACAGATAGGTGGTATTGGTTCAGTGTTACCTATGCAAACGATTACATTACCAAATGGTCAAACAGTACAAATTCCAGAGATAAACATGGAAGAGGTCAATGCTAACTTGTTAGCAGCTGGTATAACACCACAAACACCTTTACCTAATATTATTCCAGAGGTTGCTACTCCAACACCATCTTTACCTGTAGCAACACCATCTTTACCTGTAACAACACCCGAACCTCAATTTAGAACAGCAGATTTCCAAGATGCCGATGGCAATGGCATAGACGATAGGGATGAAATGAACACGAATCCTAATCTTGCCACAACAATGCCAGTAACCCCACCAACAGGACAACCACTAGCTCCATACACAGGCTCTAACGAGCCAGACCCTAACTATATACCTAGCGTAGTAAGGCAAGAAACAGGTATGGATGCACTGACACAACAGTTGTTGTTTGGTTTAGATGGTAAAGGTGGCTTTATTCCCGGTGCTATGCGAGCTGCTGAAAGAACTTTCTTTAACCCTGATGGCACACCAAGAGTAGTAGAAGAAAGAAGAGCTGACTTCACAGCAGACCAACTGGGTGGCATGGATTTAGCCAGAAGAAATGTTGGCATACAAGACCCATTCTTAACAGGAGCAGAAAGGGCTTACAGGCAAGGTGTTACTGACATAGGCGAAGGCATAGAAAGAGGCAGAGGCTTTCAACAGAGAGGACTACAAGAGCTACAGAGTGGTATAGGTGGCTTACGAAGTGAATTAGGTGGTGTAGAAGGTATCGCAAGAGGAGCTGCTGGTAACTTTGGTACACAATTAGGTGGCATAGCTAGAAGAGGTATAGGTGCTACTGACAGATTTGGTAGGAGGTTAGGAGAGTCTGAGAACTTACTGAGAGGCACTACAGGTGCTTACGACCAAGGATTAACCAGTCAATTCTACAACCCTTTTGAAGAAAGGGTCGTACAACAAACTATTGATGATGTATTAGAGGCTGGCGATAAACAAGATATGGCACAAAGAGCTAGAGACATAATGACTGGTGGACAATCTGCATTTGGTTCCAGAGCCAGACTATCAGCTGGTGAAAGAAGAAGAGACTTGGGTAGAGGTCTTGCACAAGCTTTAGGTGGTATTAGGTCAAGAGGCTTCTCAGAAGCTCAACAGACAGGTTTAGGTGAGTTTGCAAGGCAAAGACAAGCAGAACGACTTGCATCGTCTGGTTTGGCTGGTTTATCAGGACAAAGACTTGGTGCACAACAAGCTTTAGGCAGTCAGTTGACTGGATTAGCTGGAGCACAACTAGGTGCACAACAAAACTTAGGTTCTACACTGTCTGGTTTAGCTGGTACAAGGTTTGGAGCAGCTCAGACTGGTGCTGGTGCTCTTAGTAATATGGGTGCTTTAGAAACGCAATATGGACAGAATCTAGCCAATGCTCAGTTTGGTTTAGGTAGTAACCTACAGAACTTAGGTTCTGCTAGACAACAGGCTGGTGCATTTGATGTGAACCAACTGTTAAGTTCAGGTGGTATGCAACAAGCACAAGATCAAGCTGTAATAGACGCTCAGAGGGCTAATCAACTGACAGCACAAGCAGCTCCATTGGCACAATATCAAGCTCTATCGCCATTCATTAGTATGGCTCCACAAGGTTCTTTCCAAACATCAACACAGTTTACGCCTAGACCTAGCCCAATGATGGCTGGTATCAATGTAGGTCTTGGAGCGTTGGGAGCTTTAGGTAACATGGCTAATCAACCAAGGTACACAAACTAATGGCAGTAGATACTGGAAATTCTTATGTAGACTATCTTCTAGATCAAACAAAAGATTTTGATTATGAGGCTGAACAAAAAAAATATGCAGATCGTTTACAGCAATTTAGCCCACCTCCTGAAAGATACAATTTTTTTGACTTAGCTACAGACATATCACGAGGTCTTACAGCACAACAACAAACTGATAGACCTAATTCTCTAGCTGGTGGTTTGGCTTTAGGCTTTAATCAAGCCTCACAAAGCATGCAACAAAAAAAAGAGGAGTATGCAAAAGCTAGACGTGAGATAGGTCTACAAGCTGCTAGATTAGCCATGCAAAGCGAAGAAAGGGCTAACGATTATTTAAACAAAGCTTTGGCTGAACTTGCTAAAACTGACAGTGATAACGAAATGAAATCATACTTATATGTTAGCAATGAACCTCTGACAATAGATGGACAAACCTATACAGCTGGTGACTTTATACCCTTAACAACATCTCAAGCTTTAAAATACAAAACAAGAATAGAGGGAGGTAGCACTGGAGGCACAAAAGTTACAGGTGGTGGTGCACAGGCTGTATATTTGCGGAAAGAAGATGCTGAAAAGGCTATTGAAGCTTTAGGTCTAAATAGAAATTTACCAATTTTTGAAGATATAGTACAAAAAATTACAGCAAAAGACCCAGCACAGATTAACTCGCCAGTTATCATAGGTGGTCGATACACTGAGCTCACGCCTCTGACTAAAGATGGAGCTGTATATAATATTTTACTGAGTGGTACAGATGGACAAATGCCTATGTACACAATCATTCAAGAAGAAAGAATCAAAGCCATACAGAAAACTAAAGATGCCTTTAATGACAAAGTTACTAATGTTTTGCCAGCTGTGGACAGAGGTTTGTCTTTACTTATGTCAGGCACAGACACAGGTTTGGTCACAGAAGCTCTTTTACCTATCAAACAAATTGCACAACAAACTTTTGGTTCTTCTGCTGAATCTGCTGGAATTATGGGTGCTGAAGACTTACAGGCTATATCTTTCTTTTTAGGACCTAAAATGCGACCTGTTGGTTCTGGTTCTACTTCTGATATGGAGTTCAAGGCATACCAAGCTGCTGTTCTTTCTTTGGGTAAAACCCCAGAAGCAAACTACATATCCATGTATGCTTTCAAAAAAATGACAGAAAATGCAATTATGTTGAACAGAAAAGAAGAAGAGCTGTTGTCTGACCCTACAGTTACAGACATTAAAACTGTAAACGAAATGCTTAAAGCTACAGATACAGGTATTTTTGAAAAATTACCAGAAGACATAGACCCAAATGATGAGGAAAAAGTTTTACAGTGGTTTAATTCTTTACCAGCTGGTGCTGTAATTGATAATTCTCGTGGTATTTTTACAGACAGAAAGAATCCAAACAAGAGTGCTGGACCTTTTATAATAGTAGGATGGGAAAACAGAGGTAAATAGATATGAGCATACCCTTACCTGATGGAGCTGGAACAACAAAAGTTTTAAACGAAATAGAAGATCAACCAGAATCGAACACGTCTGACCCATTAGTTGATGATATTCTAAGTGATGAAAATGTTGAAGGCTCTACTGTAGAGTTTCCTAATGTTCCAGAAATTACACAAATGGGTAATGATTTTCCCGGTTTCTTTGCAACACTTTTACCCAATACTATGGCAGCTTTGACAGCTGATGATTTTGGAAAGTTAGAAGTTTTTGAAGACGCTTTTAGAGATGACAAGAGGTGGGGTGGAAAATTTCAAGACAAGTTTGGCAATCCTATGATGGTTTGGAACAACAGACCCTACTATGTTAACAAGCCGGGTTTTACTGGTACTGATGTAAATACATTCTTAGGCGAAATGTTGAAATACATGCCAGCCACAAAATATGCTTCAGGTGCTAAAAGTTTGTTGGGAACAGTAGCTAGAGGAAGTATAGCCTATACAGGAACTGAAACTGCAAGCAAAATTGGTGAAAATATAGTTACACCTAAAACTGTTGAGGCTAGAGATGACACACTTGGTGAGATTGGTACAGACATTGGTGTTACTTCAGCTATAGGTGTTGGAGCCGATGTAGTGTTACCTCCTTTGGTAAAAAAAGGTGCTGACATACTTAGCCCTATAGCGAAACCTGTGGTTGAAAGCATTAGAGAAGGGGCAGAAAAGATTACAGAAGGGGCAAGTGCCAAGGTGAAAGCTGTGAAAGATTTAACAGTAAACAGATTGCCTAGGTTTGAACCAGAAGTTATTACAGAATCTAAATACCCACTTACACAAGGACAAAGAACAGCACTACCACCAGAAGGTGTTACACCTCGACAGACAGATCAATTAGGTCAAGAAGATGTGTTGAGACAGTCTGCCTCTGACGATCTAGGAACCGATATTATTAGAGGTTTTGATGACAGACAACTGAATGAAATTAGATCAGATGCCCTACAGTTACAAGAAGAGTTTGGAGCTGGTACTGTTGGCAGTGGTGGAGTTTATTCAAACATACCATTAGCTGCTTCTGAAGAAATACAAACTGTAGTTGGTAGAGAAGCAGATAGATTGAAAAAAGAGTCACAAGAAGCATACGAGGCTGTAAAAGATGCACCTGTACAACCTATGATGAGCCCCAGTGGTGTAAATCAAGTTGCAAACGAAGTTTTGGCAGAGTATAGAAAAGTATTTTCAGCTGGACAGCTAGATAGTGGACCTTTGATGAAAGAGGTTAATTTTTTAAGAAAATTAATAAAAATGTCTGAAAACCCTAAGTTTACAGATGTATCTCTTAAAAACATACATGGCTATCAAAAAAGATTAGGCACAGCAATCAAGCAAGCTCCTATTGGTTCAGCAGAGAGGTTGGCTCTTGAACAAATGAAAAGAGTCACAGATGATGCTGTTTACAATGGTATAGAAAGAGGTTTTATTACTGGTGACCAAGCTGTCTTGGACCAGCTACAAAACGCTACTGGTTTGTACAAAGATTACATGGGTTTAATTGGTAAAGGTGTAGGTAAGAGTGCTCAAGAGAAAGCTGCTAACAGAATATTGTCACAAATAACCGACCAAGACTATACACCTGTTCAAGTCACTAATTTATTGTTTGGACATAACAAATTTTCTCCTAATCAAGCAGTTCCTTTAGCTTTATCTAAACTTAGAAACATACTGCCAGAGGCACAGTTTCTTGAGGTGCAAGCATTGATGAAGGATGCTGTGCTTACAAAAGCATTTTCTGGAAAAGGTGGTGAAGTAACCAGAACAGCTATTGTTAATAACTTTAATGATGTATTTAACAAACAAGGTGCTGTTATCAAAGAGCTGTTTTCTCCTGATGAGATAGCAAGAATCAAACAATTTAGACAAGATGTTATGCCTACATTATGGGCAGAGATAAAACTCAATCCATCAGGTTCTGGTTATACGATAATGTCTGGTTTGGCTAGAAATGGTTTGTTGAACTTTCCTATGATGGGTGCTGGAAGAGTTGTAGCTCCTACAATTATAAAATCTATTGACGAAACTGCTGGTACTAAAACAGCAGTAAACGCTGTAAGGCAAACATTAGATAGGTTCCAAGCTCCTTTAATATCTGGTGCTGTTGCATCTGGTGTAAGAACAGAGACTAGAGAAGATGCACCAGCTGAAAATACTGGCATACAACAAATGCCACAATCGATGATAGAAAACCTACAAGGTTCTATCAACAACTTTCAGATGCCACAAGTACAAGGTAATATGTTTGAAGCTCCACAACCCACACTAGCTCCACAACAAATGATGTCTCCTACTATCCTTCCTAACGAAGACGATAGAGAGATTGCTATGAGGAAACAGATGGGTATTGCTGGCTTAGTCTAAAGACTCAGTACCTTTAATCATTGCCCCTTCAACCTCGAAATCCATGTCATATCCCATGGTAGTTTGCCCATCTATCTCTATCTCTAGGTTCCTAGAGATTAGCCTTAGAAGAGCTGTCTGGTGGTGCAATGTTAATCTACTGTAAAGTTCTATAACCTCTGGTGCTTCTACCACAGGCTTATAACTTTGAGGTACTGGTTTCTTAGTCATAATGCTTTTGAAAAACATTAGACTACTGCTGTGTTCAAGCGTTTATGCTCTTTCTCAATAAGGACCTTGAGCTGGTCTATCTTTGACCTGTGCTCTTGGTTACATATATCTTGAAGTAAGTCATAAGTCTTAACGTCTACAGCCAAACTTTTTCTCTGTTTACTATCATCTATTAATGCTTGATTTTCCATGTGGGTAATTCTACTAATATTTGCAACAAATTACAAATATATATTTTATATTGTATGTTAAACTACAAAACCATGTATAAGTTGAAGAATTACCTACTAAGTATGCAATCTCATTGGATGGTCAACCAAACCACTTACAACGCTGTGCAAGACACTTTGCCTTTGATAGCTAAGTACAGAGCTGGAGATGGTGTGGACAACATGGGCAAAACTCCTGTACATAAGGTGGTTAAAAAGATATTCCCTGATGTTTACAGAGTACCTTTGTTTAGAAGACACTTCTGTAAGTTGTTGGTCAAAGAGATCGAGCTGATGAAGAAAGAAATAGGGTTTGTAGGTAACGATGCAGAAGACGAGCTCAGACAGATACCTGAGATTGTGTTGCGAGAGCAAGTGCCTGAGCTGTACAGGAACATGTGGTTTGTCACACAAACTGTGCTCAACCCAATCTTCAATGCTATATGGCAACGTGACTGTAAAGACCCCACCACGATACAGATAGCCAACTACAACCTGAAAGATAAGAAGCAAGGTGCATGGCATCATGACGAGAGTGCTGAGATCAGTGTGGTTGTTCCTTTGAACACTGGCTCCTATGAAGGAGGTGGCACTGAATTTCATAATCATGGTGTGCTCAATCCTTTGCCCAGTGGTCACGCTCTAATCTTTCCTAGCTTTACTAACCTACACAGAGGTCTGCCAGTACAAGGTGGAGATCGTTACTTGTTGGTGTTCTGGTTATGCGACAAGCAAAGGTCAGTAGATTTGTACGAATCTATACCTTAAATTAATTAATATTTCTTTGTGCAAATACTTGCACATTTGTACACATATGTTATTATAGACATGTGAGATTAATAACAAAGGAGAAAAAATGAAAAGAGTATATAGAGAGTATAAAGGTGTCGAAATAACATGTGTAAGAACCCCTTTAAGTATGGATAGTGATTACTACAACAGCATGTATCACTTCAGACTAAATGGTAAATTAAATGTTACTCATAAACTTAAAGATGCCAAAACTAGAATTGACAGAAAACTAAAGGAGGTGGCGTAAGCCACCCCTCTTATTGGAGAAAATTATGAAATTAGAATTAATAAAAGAAATAGGTGCACCATCAGTAGGTGGCAAATGGGGTTACAAATACAAAGGTTATTACATAATTCCACAAGAAAAAGGCAGAACAGGAAAAAAATATTATGCTTTTTACACACCTAATTTTAGACCCATAGAGCTTTATGGAGATAGGTACGAATATACAACCTTAGACTATGCCAAGACATTCATAACTTGGAGAATCGAAGATGCTATAACTTCTTTTGAAGAAGGGGAGCATAAAGCATATCTTGATAGGTTCAACACAGAGGAGGTGGCGTAAGCCACCCCTCTCACTGGAGAAGATTATGAAAAGCTGGTTTATAACCATATTGATATTTGTAATGTTGGGCTTTGTGGGTGCTATGGATTACCAAGATGAGCTCTTAGCTCAACAGCATTACACTGACATGGTGTGTGCTGGTCACTACCCAGACTACAAAGAACTAAAGCCTAGCTGTAACTAATACAAGTCTCCTAGCTCTATGGTTTGGGTTCCTTCTAAGCCATAGGGCACAAACTTATCTTCTTCTTTACATCTGAGTAACAAAGACAAAGCCTGTTGGTTCTTAGCTCTAGCATACTCCATAGCTTCATCAGACAAGGTATAAACCACATAAGGATAAGGATGAGTCTTCTCTTGTGCTAAGAAGTTAAACTTACCAGCTGGCATACCCAATGACCTACAGGCATCAACATATAGAGCTGCTTGCATGTGATAATTGAAAGCGTTGATGGCTTGCTTGAAACCTCTGAAAGAAGCATCTCTACAAGTCTTTAAATCCCACACATCTACATTGTCATACCAATCCATCCTACATTTGAATGGATGTCCATGATAAGTAAACATCAATGTGCACTCGACCTTGTGGTCTTCTTTAGGTATGTATTCTTTGACCAGCTCTCTTCTCTCCATGCACAGATCGTACAGGTCTTGGCTGATAGGTGTTCTGTTACCAACAGTAGCTAAGAAGTCTTCATACTCAGCCTTACCTACCTTGGTTCTTCTGTCTATGTTGGGCTGTATGACAAACTCCTCGTCAAACTTGTGGTGTTCTAAGAACACTGTGTGTTGCACTCTGCCTTCCAGCAAAGCTGGAGAGGGCGTTAACCCTTTCTTGTTCTTCCATGTATATGGACACTTAATCACACTGGTTAGATCGTGTGACCTGTATGCTGGTATTGAGTCATACTGCTCATAGGGTATGTCTTCATATAAACCTTCTTTAAACTCCATCTTTCGCTCCTTTCATTTGTTCTTCTGTTACGTCAAAGCAATTCATATTGCCAGCTACTGTCCTTCTCTCTCCTGAACCAAAGAAAGGGTAAACTGCATGTTGCATCCAAGATGGAAACAATAACAACTTACCCTCCTCTGGTTTCACATATCGAGACTGTGAAGGTCTTAACCTTTCTGGGTCAGAAGTCTGGTTAAGACCATATGTGAAATTGATATACCCATCTATCACACCAGATGAGTTGTATAAATTGTAATCCTCGACTTCTTTTCCATCTGCTGTCTTACCTATCTGCTCTGGCACTTTTGTCCAAGTGGTAAAGCTAATACCCATAGGTGAAGCTGTGAGGTGGTCGTGGATTGGATTGTAGTCACCCTCATAAGAGTGAACTGACCAAAGTTTATCTGTCACGACTTGCTTAGGTCTTATCATGGTTCCTGTCTGTTCTACAAAGTGTCTGAGATAAGCTACCCCTAGGTTCTCAACCATAGCTCTAAAGTCTTTGAGCTCGTCACATTCAAAATCCATAGACAGTTGCTCACCTTGATGTATTTGTCCTACCAGATCGCCACTGAGAGACTTTCTGTTAGGGTCTTGCAGTTCTTTGTCTAAGTAGGTGTTAAGTGTCTGTATGGTGTCTGTAGATAGCTTGTGTTCCATCATGATTGCAGATGGTAAGTTATAGATGTCGTACTCTAAGCTAGTCAATGAAGTTCCTTGCTTCTTCTATCAGTTGCTTGTCTAAAGATTCCAACTCTTTTATGAGCTTATCTATATAGAACTGATGTTTCTTTAAGTCTTCTATTTCTTTGTCCTTGTACTTGAACCTATGCAGATATTTGATGGCTGTGCCCTCTAAATAGTATCTAAAGTTGTCGCCCAGTTGTTGTTTAATGTAGTCAATGCACTCAACCTCACCTTGGTTCACATAGTGTGGTGGTTGGTTAACCATGTCTGGATTGTCCATACTGCTCCTGAAGGGTGTGGGTGGATTTGTCTTGTTGTGTGAGATTAGAGAAAAACACCACCCACTGAAACTTAAATTAAAAGGGTATGCTGTCGTCACCCTCAGCATCTGCCTGAAAATCAGCTAGACCTTTAGGTTCTTCCTCTACCACTTCTGCTTCTTCTACTGAGGCATTGCTATCTTTCTTAGCTGCCTTTAACTCAAAGCTATCTTCAATGTCTTTTTGTTGCCACTCAGGTAGTGTATCAAAAATATCACACATAGCTTTAGTTTTCTCACTGCTATTGCCATTAAACTCATCACAGTACACATCCATATCAAAAGCTGTCAGCTCATTATGTGTTGGTGTTTCTTGCACACCACCATCTGGTTTGAAGATGCCAGCTATTTTAGCTTTACCATTCTCAGTGTGAGCTACTTCTATTAGAGCGTTCTTACCCAGTAGGTTAGAAATGTCGAAACCAGCTTCTTCATCTGGAGTAAAGTTCTTACCCCTCCAAGACACTAAATCTTTTCTAAGTGCACTCGACTCAAACAAACTTTGTGTGTAAGTTCTGGAAATACTCAATGGTCTGCCATCATCCATTTTCTCTGTTGGCAGTTCAAAAGTAATTTGCACTGTTGTTCTTTTCTTTGGTGGATTGTCTTTGTAGACCTCTTCTCTTGTACCCATATCTACTATTCGATAACACACCCCTTCATACTGACCCACAGCCAAAGCTTCAAAGTCACCTTCACTTTTTATTGTCAAACTCATATCAGTCTCCTTTTTTTGTTTGCTTAATTAAATAAAATCTTGTAGTATTTTACACACTTTACCAAAAACTGCAACAGACCTATAAAAAGAGATAATTGATGTCACTAAAAATAACACGCCCCACAAAGAATTTTGATAAACCATTTACAACAGATTTAATCCATGAGTTCTCTAACTTTTTACAAGAGAACCACATGGAACCAGACCCCAAGAAAGGCTTAGTCACTGATGGCTCAATAGGTCGAGCGTACATCAATGTCGGTGGTAAGCGTAAGTTCTGTGGGTGGTATCAGCTGTGGCTCGATCAATCAGTGCCTTTTGGCAGATTGGGTGACTATCGATTCTCAGCTGATTCTCCTACAGCAGAATGGAAACCAGAAAACAGAAAGAGGAAACCTCTTACTAAAGAAGAGAAGGCTGAGATCGAAGCTCTACGAAAAGAGGCTGGTATCAAACAAGAGGAGAAGTATTCCAAGGCGGCGAAACGTGCACAAAGCCTTTGGGCTGAAGCACAACCTTGCGAGAAGCATCCTTACCTAGAAAAGAAGAAAGTGCTCTCCTATGGGCTTAGAATTAGCTCTGATGGGGTGTTGATGATACCTCTATACGACAAACAACTAACGATTGTGGGCATCCAATATATTAATGACGATGGCTCAAAGAAGTTTCTCACTGGTTCTAAAAAAAGCGGTAGCTTTTTTATACTAGGACAAGAGATATTGAAAACCAGTGACATAATTAATTATGCAGAGGGTTACGCCACCGCTGCTAGTATTTACGCTGACTACTCACAGCCTGTGGTCGTCAGTTTTGACGCTTACAACCTATCTCCTGTTGCTGAGGTTATGTTTGAGTTCTTCAATAAGAAAAAACACATATTTATCGCTGATAACGATGACAGTAAGACTGGTGAAAAGGAGGCAAGTAAAGCCTGTCAGTACATACTGAAGAACAAAGGAAATGCAGAGGTTTTGATGCCTCAGACACAAGGAGACTACAACGACCATAAGAATGATGCACTGGAGGGCGAGCTGATACCCTCGTTACAGAAACTTGACCTACCCATCGAGTATGACTTTCAACGCAATGCCAATGGAAGGTTTCTCAACACCAAGGACAACGTGAATGGGGTTCTTAAAACCCATAGTGTTGAAGTGCGTTACAACGTCATTAAGAAACGAATGGAAATAGAGATACCCAACACCCAATTCATCGCTGACATGAAAGAGGAGGCTTCTCTGATCGAGGTAGAGGACAGATGTATCAACATGGGCATACCCCACACTAAAGTTAGAGATTATCTGAAGATACTGGCACAAGAATACAACCCAGTGGTAGAGTGGATAGATAGCAAGCCTTGGGATGGCGAACCCAGACTACAAACCTTCTTAGACAGTCTAACCACACATGAAAGTGTCCAACTGAAAGAGATGCTGATGAAAAAGTGGTTGGTCAGCTGTGTAGCAGCTGCTTATGAGGAGCAAGGAGTGGAACTTGAGGGAATACTTGTATTACAAGGTGCTCAAGGGCTGGGTAAAACACTGTGGTTTAAAAGACTGTGTGACTATGACAAAGGTTGGTTACTAGAAGGAGCTACACTAAACCCTAGTGACAAGGATAGTGTCAAGAGGGCTGTATCACACTGGATTGTCGAGTTGGGTGAGATCGAGAGCACTTTTAAGAAGTCAGACATCGACCAGCTGAAAGCTTTTGTGACTGCAAGGACAGATGAGCTCAGATTACCTTACGACAGAGCATTTACGACTTATCAAAGACGCACAGCCTTTTATGCGAGTGTTAACGCAAGAGAATTTTTGACTGATACGTCTGGGAATCGAAGATTTTGGGTTCTCGCTGTCAAAGACATCAACGTCAATCATGGGGTGGACATGCAACAGATGTGGGCTGAGGTGAAGGAGACTATGTATGTGAAAGGTCAGAAGAACTGGTTTCTAAGCCCTGATGAGAGAGAGTTATTACAAGATTCTAATGAAATATACAGAACTCAGTCGAGTGTTGAGGATTTACTGCTAGAACACGTCAACTTTGATAGTGACAACTTGAAGCCAGTACAGATGACGAAGTTACTGAGAGACTTAGGTATCAAGCAACCTAGGATGCCAGACATTAAAGATGCGAGTCGTGTCTTACACGAAAGAGGCATAGAACCAAGAAGAAGTAATGGTAAGAAGGTGTATGACTTGAACTACACAGCGATAGAAGATGATAGTGGTGGGTTCAACGCCAACTTTGGAGATGATTAGTGATTAAAGAGTGGTTCAGTGTGTGGTTATTCCTTCTATGTGCTGTGATATTGCTGACATTTGTTTTCATCTCCATGCCATTTGTGGCTGTACACAACGTGATTCAGCGTTTTCGAGATAGGAGGCTATATGAAGAATAAAAAGACTGTTAAAGCTCTT